TTATGGACTACCTGTCTTCGTTAGAGGTAAAAATCCAATCAAAGGAGTTGATGGTTATGAAATTACAACAGGAGTTATCGAGCACTGGGAAAACGAAGTAGAAGGATTAAAATCCGACCAAGATAGTTTAAATGAATACTATAGACAGTTTCCAAGAACTGAAGCACATGCTTTTAGAGATGAAACAAAAGAAAGCTTATTTAATTTAATTAAAATTTATGAACAGATAGATTTTAATGATGAATTTAACAACAAAGCTAATGTTACTAGAGGTAAATTTATCTGGGAAGGTGGGATTAAAGATACTAGGGTTCAGTTTGTTCCGGACAATAATTTTCAATGGCTTAATGGTGTTAAAGATACGGAAGTAATATTTGTACCAAACAAAGATGGTAGGTTTAAAATTAGTTGGGTTCCACCTAAATCACTTCAAAATCAAGTGATTATAAAAAATGGAACAAAGTATCCTGGCAACGAACACGTTGGCGCTTTTGGTTGTGATAGTTATGATATATCAGGTACTGTAGATGGTAGAGGCTCTAAAGGCTCGTTACATGGTTTAACTAAGTTTAGTATGGAAAACGTGCCATCTAATCATTTCTTTTTAGAATATATATCAAGACCACAAACAGCTGAAATATTTTTTGAAGATGTTTTAATGTCTTTAGTTTTTTATGGTATGCCAATATTAGCAGAAAACAATAAACCAAGATTATTATATTATTTAAAGCGTAGAGGTTATAGAGGTTTTTCAATGAATCGTCCTGATAAAATTTGGAACAAGCTGTCAGTTGCAGAAAGAGAAATAGGTGGAATACCTAATTCAAGCGAAGACATTAAACAGGCTCATGCGGCAGCTATTGAAGCTTATATTGACACTTATGTAGGTTTAAAACAAGATGGATATGGTGACATGTACCATCAAGAAACATTAGAAGATTGGGGAAAGTTTAACATAAACAATAGAACCAAACACGATGCGTCTATTAGTTCTGGATTAGCTATAATGGCTTGTAATAAAAACAAGTATAAACCTATAGCTGACAGAACGTTAAAAAAAGTAAATTTAGGAATAAAAACATTTAACAATGATGGGATCCTTTCAAAAATTAATAAATAAATGATATATACTAATACTAGAAGTTCTTTTCCAGATCAAGTAATTCCTCAAGAAGAGAAGATGACCACAGAATACGGTCTTCAAGTAGCTAGAGCTATAGAAGGCGAGTGGTTTAGTCAAGGTGTTGGAGGTAATAGATATTCTTTTAATTACACTATATTTCATCAACGAAGATTATACGCTAGAGGAGAACAATCTGTACAAAAATATAAAGACGAATTATCTATAAATGGTGATTTATCTTATTTAAATTTAGATTGGAAGCCAGTTCCTGTTATACCTAAATTTGTAGACATTGTTGTAAATGGAATGTCTGATAAAATGTATGATATAAAAGCATTTTCTCAAGATCCAGCTTCACAAAAGAAAAGAACTGAATATGCTAATAAAATATATAGAGATATTCAAGCAAGAGAGTTTATTCAAAAAATGCAGCAAGAGTTAGGTATTGATCTAAAAGAAGCGCCTGCTGGAGCACCAGAAACAGAAGAAGAATTAGAAATACACATGCAATTAGATTATAAACAATCTATAGAAATTGCAGAAGAAGAATTAATAGAAAATACTTTAGCTAAAAACAAATATGATTTAACTAGAGCTAGGTTTAATAGAGATTTAGTTGTGCTAGGTATTGGAGCTATTAAAACTTCGTGGAATAAGTCAGAAGGTATTGTTGTTGACTACGTTGATCCAGCTAATTTAGTTTGGTCTTACACGGAAGATCCTAATTTTGAAGATATATATTACGTAGGTGAAGTTAAAAATATAAGTTTACCAGAACTTAAAAAAGAGTTTCCAGAATTAACAAACAAACAATTAGAAGAAATACAAAAATTTCCAGGTAATACTAATTACACTAGGAATTGGACAGGTAAAGACAACAACAACACTGTACAAGTATTATATTTTGAATATAAAACCTATATGGATCAAGTGTATAAAATAAAATACACTGAAAACGGCTTAGAAAAAGCTTTAGAAAAACCTGACTTTTTTAATCCACCACCAAGTGATAACTTTGACAAAGTATCTAGGTCAATAGAAGTATTGTATTCGGGAGCTAAGATATTAGGCCACGACATAATGTTGGACTGGAAAATAGCAGAGAATATGACTAGACCTTATTCAAACACTGTTAAAGTTAATATGAATTACCAACTAGTTGCACCTCACATGTATAAAGGTCGTATAGAGTCAACTGTAGAACGTATGATAGGTTTTGCTGACATGATTCAATTAACTTCCTTAAAACTGCAGCAAGTGCTTTCTAGAGTAGTTCCTGACGGTGTGTTTATGGATGTAGATGGATTAGCAGAAGTAGATCTAGGTAACGGTACTAATTATAATCCAGCTGAGGCATTAAATATGTATTTTCAAACAGGTTCTATAGTTGGTAGATCTATGACTCAAGATGGTGACATTAATCAAGGTAAAGTTCCAATACAAGAGTTAAATACTTCTTCAGGTGGTCAAAAAATAAACTCTCTTATATCAACGTATGAGTATTATTTAAAAATGATTAGAGATGTGACAGGACTTAATGAGGCTAGAGATGGTACAATGCCGGATAAGCAATCGTTAGTTGGTTTACAAAAATTAGCAGCAGCTAATTCAAATGTAGCAACTAGACATATATTAAATGCTAGTTTGTTTTTAACATTAAGAGCTTGTGAAAATATATCACTAAGAGTTGCTGATAGTATTCAGTTTGATTTACTAAGAGAAAGTTTAATTGATAGTATAAGTTTATACAATGTAAAAACATTAGAAGAAATACAAAATCTTCACTTATATGATTTTGGTATATACTTAGAGATTGAACCAGACGAAGAAGCTAAAGCATCGCTTGAACAAAATATACAAGTAGCTTTACAACAGCAGTCAATAAGTTTGCCAGATGCTATAGAAATTAGAGAAATAAAAAATCTAAAATTAGCTAATAAATTATTAAAGCTTAAGCAAGAGCAAAAAGCCGAGAAAGATCAACAAAATAATCTAGCAAATATAAAAGCTCAAGCTGATGCAAATGCAGAAGCTTCTGAAAGAGCAGCTATGGCTGAGGTGCAAAAACAACAAGCATTAGCCCAAACAACATTACAAATTGAACAAGGTAAATCTCAATTTGAATTACAAAGAATGCAGAGCGAAACTGAATTAAAAAAGCAATTAATAGAATTACAGTATGGATTTGATAAAGAGTTAAAATCTATGGAAGTTCAAGCTATGAAAGAAAAAGAATCTTTAATAGAAGATCGTAAAGACGAACGAACTAAAATACAAGCAACTCAACAAAGCCAATTAATACAACAAAGACAGGATGGTACTTTACCAACCAATTTTGAAATGCCTAACAATTAGGCTAATTATTATATAATATCATATCATGGAAAAAAAAGAAAATATACCACAAGAGGGTGACTTTAAAATGAAAAAGCGTCCTAAAAAATTATCCAACAACAAACCAGAATCTAACAAAATAGATCTATCTAAAAAACCAGAAGTAAAAGAAACTGAACCAGCTAAGATAGATTTAAACAAAAATAAAGAAGATGCCGTTCAAACACAAAGCACAAATGATAGCAATGTTATTGTCGAAGAAAAGAAAAACGAGACAAGTAGCGAAAAAGTGGTTGAAGAAGTACGGACCACCGAAGAAGTAATATCGCCAATAGTAGAAGTAAAAGAAGAAGAAGTTAAAGAAGAAGTTAAAGAAACTACTAAAGAACTAAAAGAAGCAGTAAGAGATGAAAAGGTAACAGGTAAACCTTTGCCAGAAAACATTGAAAAACTAGTTTCATTTATGGAAGAAACTGGTGGAACAGTTGAAGACTATGTAAGATTAAATGCTGATTATTCATCAGCTGATGATGTTACTTTACTAAAAGAATTTTATAAACAATCTAAACCTCATTTAAACAACGAAGAAATTGAGTTTTTACTTAATGATGAATTTTCGTATGATGAGGATGAAGATGATGAAAAAACTGTACGTAAGCGCAAGCTTGCAATAAAGGAAGAGGTTGCTAAAGCCAAAAACTTTTTAGAGCAAACAAAGAGTAAATATTACGACGAGATCAAGTTGAGACCGGGCGTTACTCAAGAGCAACAAAAAGCAATGGACTTTTTTAACCGATACAACAGTGAGCAAGACAAGGTAAATAAGACTCGTGAAGATTTTATTGATAGATCAAACAAGTTTTTTAATGAAGATTTCAAAGGTTTTGATTTTAAATTAAAAGATAAAAATGTAAAATATCAAGTTAGTAATCCAACTGAGTTAGCAAAAAATCAAAATGATATTGCAAATTTTCTTAAGAAGTTCTTAAATGAAGATGGGGCAATTACAGATTTAAGTAACTACCACAAATCTTTGTTTGCGGCACAAAACATAGACACTATAGCTAGTCACTTTTATGAACAAGGAAAAGCTGATGCTGTGAAAACAGAGTTTGCTAAATCTAAAAATATTAATTCTGAACCAAGATTATCTCCTGATCCAGATGCAGTATTTTTAGGTGGAATGAAAATAAAAGCGGTTAGTGGAATAAATAGTGCTAAATTAAAAATAAGAAAAAAATAAAAACTCAATATAATGGGACAATTCACAGTGACTAATGCTGGATTATCACCTACTCAAGATCAATCGATCCTTTCTACTAACTATTTACAGTGGAATGATGCACAAGGTGAGAATTTTGCAGATTTTGCACAACAATATCTACCTGAGCTTTATGAGCAAGAGGTAGAAAGATTTGGTAACAGAACGTTATCAGGTTTCTTAAGAATGGTTGGCGCTGAAATGCCAATGACATCGGATCAAGTAATTTGGTCTGAACAAAATAGATTACATGTTGGTTATGACAATGTAGACAAAGTAGATAATGCTGCTGGTACAGTTTTTACTGTGCAAGCACCTCTTGGAGCTGCTCCTAACGAAGTAGTTGTAAGAATTAACCAAAGTATAGTGGTATTTGATCCAGCTTCTGGATTAACACTAAAAGGTTTGGTTACTGCTACAGCTAACGATGCTACTCCAGCACCTGGAACTTTTACTTTTACTGCTGTTTGTTACACTGCTGCTACTTTTGCGGCTTTGGGTAATTCAGACTTAAAAGTATTTGTTTACGGTTCTGACTTTGCTAAAGGTACTGAAGGAATGATAGGTTCTGTTACTCCTCAAGTTACTCAATATAGCAATAGACCAATTATTATTAAAGATAAGTATTTCGTAAATGGTTCTGACACTGCTCAGATCGGTTGGATTGAAGTTGCTACTGAAGATGGTACATCTGGATACTTGTGGTATATGAAAGCTGAATCAGAAACTAGATTAAGATATGAAGATTATCTTGAAATGGCTATGGTTGAAGGTGAAAAAGCTACTGCTACTTCTGGTGTTACTGTTAACACTGCTGCTAATAACTACGGTACAGGTACTGAAGGTTTATTCGCTTCTCTAAATGCTAGAGGTAATGTATATTCTGGATTTGCTGGTGCTGCTGCTCCTGGAGCTGGCGCATTAGGAGATTTTGATGCTATCTTACAACAATTAGATTTACAAGGTGCTATTGAAGAAAACATGTTATTCTTAGACAGAGCTACTGCTCTTGATTTTGATGATATGATTGCTGCTCAAGCTGGTGGAGGTTTTGCTTCTACTCAGTCTGCGTCTTACGGTTTATTTGATAACGAAGCTGAAATGGCTCTTAACTTTGGTTTCTCTGGTTTTAGAAGAGGTTCTTATGACTTTTATAAAACTGACTGGAAATATTTAAATGATGCTTCTACTAGAGGTATGGTTACAAATATCAAAGGTGTGTTAGTTCCTGCTGGAACTTCTACAGTTTACGATCAAATGTTAGGATCAAACATCAGACGTCCTTTCTTACACGTAAGATATAGAGCTTCTGAAACTGATGATAGAAGAATGAAGTCATGGATCACTGGTTCTGTTGGTGGTGCTTATACTTCTTCTCTTGATGCTATGGAAGTACACTATCTATCTGAAAGATGTTTAGTAACACAAGCTGCAAACAATTTTGTATTGTTTACATCTTAATTAATTATTAACATTTAAAAGATAGAAATTATGGGACATATAAAATTAGCAAAAGCTAGTGGATTTGACGTAGTATCTGCCGATGGTATTGGTGCTGTTAAATTAACATCAAACAAAGTAGTCATTGAATATATGGCTGGTAAAGAAGTGCAAATAACAGGTGCTTCTAATTTAGTTCAAGCTGACGTTGATGCTGTTGTTGCAGCTATCGACGTTATGGAAGGTTGTTCTGGAGTTGCTCCATTAACGGAGTTAAGTTCCAAAGTGACTGGTACTTCAGTTGAGAACATAGCTTAAAACAAAATAATAAGATCCCGCTTCGGCGGGGTCTTTTTTAATTATTATATTATATTATATTATGGAAAAAACAAATAAAAAACCTGCAGCAAAAGCTGTAGAAACGGTTGAGAAAATCGTTGAAACTCCTAAAGTTGAAAAAGATACTTGGGAAATAAAAGATAGACTTTATTATCTTACACACGATTATGCACCGTTAACTTACACTTTACCATCAAGACACACAAGAAGATTTCCTTTATTGTGGTTTGATCCTAAAGAAGGTAAGCAAAAAGAAATTAGACATGCTTCTAACCAAAATAGCCCATTTGTTGAAGAGCAAAAGGGTGAATGTACTATGGAGCATATAATATTTAAAGACGGTACTTTATTTGTTCCTAAAGAAAAACAAGCTTTGCAAAAGTTATTATCTTTATATCATCCGCAGAAAGGTAAAAGATACGAAGAAAAAGACGACGTAAAAGAAGCTGTTGATGATTTAGAATATTTAGAGTATGAGTTTCAAGCATTATCTTTATCTAGAGAACTAGATATTGACCATGCAGAAGCTATATTAAGAACTGAAGTTGGTTCTGAAGTTAATAAGATGAGTTCTAAAGAACTTAAAAGAGATTTATTAGTGTTTGCTAAAAACAATCCTACTTTATTCTTACAACTTGCTAATGATGAAAATATACAATTAAGAAACATTGCTGTTAAAGCAACTGAAGAGCGTATAATTACATTATCACAAGATCAAAGAACGTTCTCTTGGGCTTCTAATGGTAAAAAGTTAATGAAAGTACCTTTTGAAGAAAACCCATACTCAGCGTTTGCTGCTTTTTTAAAGACAGACGAAGGAGTTGAAGTTTTTAAATCAATTGAGAAAAAACTAAAATAACAAGTGATTATAATTAAGGGTGGTTTTATCGCCACCCTTTTTTTTTAAAAATATTAAAATGGCAATAAACGTAAATACGGTATATACCACAGTGTTAACTGTCCTAAATAAAGAACAAAGAGGATACCTAACACCTGACGAGTTTAATAAAGTCGCTGCTCAAGCTCAATTAGAAATATTTGAAGACTTTTTTGAGCAATACAACCAGTATATACGTATGCCAAAAACAGATGTAGAGTTTGCTTCTCGTATGGATAAAATGAAAGACGAGTTTCAAGTATTTGAAAAAAATGCAGCTGCATCTGCTGTTGCTGGTAATGTATATACTTTACCAACTGACTTACATAGGTTTGGATCAGCTTTTTACGAAAAAGCAATAGGATCTCCTGAAATAGAAATAGTTAGCAAAAGAGAATATCATCAACAAACTCTTTCACCTTTATTGCAACCTAGCATTAATCATCCAATAGCTATTTATCAAGAAAACAAATTAACGGTTTATCCAGCTACAAGCAACCCATCCACTGCTGATATTGGTTTTAACTACATAAGAAAACCATTAGATCCAATATGGGCATATGGAGTAGGTGGTTTAGGACAATATGTATGGGATGGAACACCTGGGTTCAGTTTAACACCTGTTATACCATCAACTGGATCAGTTAATTTTGAAATAAGTAGTATGCAACAGACTGAACTTATATTAAAAATATTGCAATACGCAGGTGTTATAATAAGAGATCAAGCAGTTATTCAAGCAGCGTCTTCTCAATTGAATCAAGATACTCAAAATGAAAAATCATAAAAATGGGACTAATAACTGAAACAAACGCACAATACTACTCTGGTCAACAACTATTTCCTAAATTAACAAATACACTAAACCCTACATTTACGTGTACATTTAACACCAATGTTGTTAGTGCTTACGATAGCGCTGGATTACAAATATCTCAAGCTTCTAATTATACTATATTTTTAGATGGTGTTGCTCAAGCAGAAAACATTTCATATATATCAGATGCTGTAAATAATGTTATAACATTAACAGGTACTTATACAGCAGCTAACGTATATGTGCAATTAAAGCAGTCTGCTGTAAACGAAAACTATAATAGCTATGCTTACATAAGCTTAAAAGATATAGTAAATAATTTTATTGTTGGCTATGTTGGTATGGATAAAATAATACCAAGAGTAAAAAGATCAGATGTTATTTTTCATGCAAAGAGAGGTTTACAAGAATTTAGTTATGATACTTTAAAAAGTATCAAATCACAAGAGCTAACTATACCAATTAGCTTATCTATACCTATTCCACAAGATTATGTTAATTATGTTAGAGTATCATGGGTCGACAACCAAGGTGTACAGCATATAATATACCCAGTAAACAATATAACTGCAAATCCATATAGTTTGCCAATTCAAGACGGGCAAGGAGTTCCTACTCAAAATGCTTATGGCCAAAATAATTTAGCTAATGAATCTGAAACTGAAGAAAGATGGCAAACTAATAATACCGACAACATTGTAGGAGATGGAGACATGGAAAATATGTATGTATTTGACTATGCTTGGTGGAAATTAAATTATGGAAGAAGATTTGGATTAAACCCTCAAATATCTCAAGAAAATGGTTGGTTCAGTATAAATGAAAGATTAGGTACTTTTTCTTTTTCTAGCGACTTAGCTGATAAGTTGATAGTGCTAGAATACATATCTGACGGTTTAGCTTATGATTTAGATACTAAAATACCTAAAATGGCAGAAGACGCTATGTATGCACACATAGCTTATTCTATAATAGCTAGTAGAACTAACGTTCAAGAGTTTCAAGTTGCTAGATTTAAAAGAGACAGATCTGCTAAATTAAGAAATGCTAAAATAAGATTATCAAATATTAAGCTTGGAGAAATAGCTCAAGTAATGAGAGGTAAGTCTAAGTGGATAAAACACTAATATGCCAGAAGTAAGAAATTTATTTACCGGGTCTAAAATGAACAAAGACCTAGATGAAAGATTACTACCTCAAGGGGAATATAGAGATGGTCAAAACATATCTGTAAGTAAAAGTGAAGGACCTGATGAAGGCGTGGTTGAAAATATTCTTGGAAACTCTCAATATTCAAACTTTGGATTTGCAAGTAATACTGAAATAATAGGTTATTATGTAGATACAAATAAAGACAGAATATATGTGTTTGCTACAAATTTTAATGACTCGTCGCCTGACAACCTTAGTAATTTTCCAGTAGATAGTGTACCTCATCCAGCAGGTGGAACTATAGCTGGAGCTAACTGCTATATAGCTTACATTGAAGGGCCATTAGCAGGTGGCAACGCAGCTAGCGGTATTATTGTTCAAGGCGCTTTTTTAAATTTTTCTAAAACACATCCTATGTTAGGTGTTGATTTAATAGAAGACTTGTTGTTTTTTACAGACAATAGAAATCAACCTAGAAAAATTAATGTAGAAACAGCTATAGCAAATCCTACTTATTACACCAATGAAGATCATATATCTGTAGCTAAATACGCTCCTTATGATCCTATTTCTTTCATAGATCCAGCAACTAGTTTACCTACTGCTAAAGACACATTAAATGAATATTTACCAGCTAACTCGGCTTGCGTAGTAAACTCAATAACTTCTACTAACATAGTTTTAGAGTATGGAACATTAGACATAGATATTACTAATACAACTACAAGATTTTTAAACATAGACAAGCCAGAGTTAGGTTATTTTAAAATAACTAACATATCTGGAAATGCAGCTAACGGTGTTACATTTGGTAATATACAGTTTGAATACCCAATAGGATCTGGTTATAACGCTACACAATCGATGGCAGCGGCCAACGCTACGGCTGTTCGATACTATGGATCTGGATCGACGGCTTTTTCAGCAAACAACATACTGCAACTAGAAGAATTAAATCCTTATTATGAAGCAAATTTTCAAGGAGATGAAAATTATTTAAAAGATAAATTTGTTAGGTTTAGTTATAGGTTTAAATATGACGACAATGAGTACTCTTTAATGGCGCCATTTAGTCAGCCATTATTTGTACCAAAACAATATGGATATTTTTTAGATAGCTCTTACAATTATAGTAAAACTAGAAGAGACGAGAAAAATACTGCTGAAAGTGGTATTTTAAAATTAATGGAAAACCAAATTACAAAAGCTGGTTTAGTAATAGATTTACCTCCTAAATTTAATTTTAATGTACTTTCTGGAAGCGCTAGAGCAGTTCAAAATGAATTAGCTAATGAGTTTAAAATAAATCAAGTACAAATACTATTAAAAGAGTCTAATAGTACCGCTATAAGAGTAGTTGATGAAATTAGCGTAGAAGACAATTTTACTTCATCTTCTTTAAGATATTATATATATAATTATGTATCTAACAAGCCTTACAAAGTTTTACCTAACGATGTTTCACTTAGGATACATGATAAAGTTCCTATTAAAGCTGCCGCTCAAGCCACAGCAGGTAACAGGATAATATATGGTAATTTTATCGAAAAACACGCTTCGCCTGAAAACTTAAACTACAACTTAGGTATTAGTGAAAAATTTGCTGATGGTGATCCTAATCTAGCAAATCCAGAAAAAAGTAGAGTAAGAAGAGAGTATATTAATCATACTGTAAAGCAAAATAGATCTTATAAGATTGGTATTGTTTTAGTAGACAGATATGGAAGATCTTCTAATGTTATACTTAGAGATGAAGCTGTTAATGTTGGTGTAGCAGGTGAGTTTGGTAGTTTATATGCTCCTTTTCAAAATGTAGAAAGTGTTTTAAATTGGTCAGGTAATAGTTTAAAATTACAATTTAACGACTTAATACCTACTAACAAGCTAGATGGTTATCCAGGTATTTTTAGTTCATCAAATCCTTTAGGATACTTAAGTTATAAAGTAGTTGTACAACAAAAAGAGCAAGAATATTACAATGTGTTTACTCCTGGCGCAACTTCTGGAAAAATAACATTTAAAGGTCAAGTAGGAAGCGCATCTACTGCAGGAGCTAATGTAGCTTACCACAATGCAGCGGCAGTATCGAATATAGTTTTATACGGTGACAATGTAAATAAAGTTCCTAAACAATTAAGCGATGTTGGACCTACTGAAACTATATATGGCAGTGAAACATTACTATACCCAAGAGTTGTAACTAAATACATTGCTAATGCTACAAATTATCCTACAGTATGGAATCCAACTCCAGCTTCTTCTGAGTCGTCTCAAGTTACTTTTAAAAATGAATTTACAATAAACTCTATATTATCTTTTAAAGATTTAGGTGCGTGGGTTTCAAATAGATCTCTAACGCCGTTAACTAACTCTTCTTACCCCAATGATGGTACAAATTTTATTGATCCATTATATTTAGATGCAAGTGCTAATCCTTTTGTTGCGCAATTAGAAACTAGTTTTTTAGTAGGTTTCGCACCAGCTGTTCAACAAAATACTTCTGGATCAAGACCATTTTCTACTAATTTAAACGTATTTGAAACAAATCCAGTAGAGTCTGAATTAGATATATATTGGGAAAGTAGTACATCTGGAACTATAGCTGAACTAAATCAATATGTAAATAATGGAGCTGGAGGTATAGGAGTTGACATAGGCACGCCTACTTCGCCGCCTCAGCCAGTAGCTTTTTCTTTAGAAGAAACACAAGTTCCAAGTGGTACTTCATGGATTGGTAATGAGTTTCAAGCTGTTGACAGTAACAACTCTTTAATGTTAACTGGTACTATAGAACTAGCTAATGTTACAGATGGTAATGGTAATGTTTTAAATCCAGCTCCTTTTGATTTAGTAAATACTACTGGCTTAAGATATAGATTAAGATCTAATACATATTTTTATTACGGAGCTGATTCTGCCGCAAGAACTTTTAATATAAGCTTAAGAATACTAGCCGGAGGTAATAATATAGTTACTAAAACGTGTTTATTAACTAATGAAAAGCCTACTATAAATCCCGCTCCAAGCGTAACTGGCTTTGCTTGGTATGAAGGTGAAAACGGAAATCCAAATCCTAATATTGGTGGTGGAGTAAATAATCCTTATCCTATATGGTCTGTTCCACCAACTGGACAAATCGGACCTAATAGTAGTTTAGGAACTTACAACACTCAGACTACTGTCTTTAATGGATCTGCAGGTACTAGTTTTGATAATTTAGAGATTTTAGTAGAACAAGCAGGAACCACGCTAACTAATGGTTTGTTTTATTTAAACACCGTAACTCCACAAACTACAATTAAAGTTTTAAACGATGCCTATCAAATAGCGCTGATCAAGCAAAATGATGGTGCAAAGCATTTGTTAAAAATCTCAGTGAAAGATTGTAATGGATTAACAGGATCTATTACTACTTATTATTCAGCTTGGATAGAAATACAATAATATGGCATATTATAAATTAGAAGTTAATTATTTTAATTCTTTTTGGTTAAAAAAGACTATATATACTGGAACACCTGGTGGTTTAGCTACGTCTAGAGGTGTTCCTTATGACTATAATAATTTTGCTACACCACAGCAATGGAGAGGTGGTATAGCTTCTGTATTTCCAGGATTACCTTGGAATCCAACAGACTTTCCATCTTTTCCATCTGGATGTGGTAGTGAGCCTAGTTCACCTGTTTTTTCAACAAGTGGTTATGATGAGGTAGAAAATTGGTTTATAGAAGGCTCTAGGTATCAAGAAGATTTTAATGCTACTTCAGTAGATTATGGCGCTAAAGCGTATTTAAAAGAAGATTTTAACAACCAAGAAACAAGGCCAAATGCTTTAATATATTCAGGTATATACAACTCTAGAACTGGAATAAATGAAACAAATGTTTTTTCTGTTGGAGAAAACATAACAAAAGCAGCTGACCCACAAAAGGGTAGCATACAAAAGCTTTATGCCGAAGATACTAACTTAATTGTATTTCAAGAAGATAAAGTTAATAGAGCTTTAATAGATAAAGACACTATATACACTGCTGAAGGTGGTACTCAAACTTTACCACCCGGTACTGTTATTGGTCAACTAAGCCCTTACGCTGGTGAGTTTGGCATAAGTAAAAACCCAGAGTCTTTTGCTGTGTATGGTTTTAGAAAATATTTTGCAGATAAAGATAGAGGATCAATACTAAGATTATCTGGAGATGGTATAACAGAAATATCTGAAAATGGATTATCTAACTTTTTTAGAGATAAATTAAAAGATATAAACGAAAACTTAGAAGCTGTAGACATTTCTACTGTTTTTGGAAATGTACAAGATCCAGGTGGAAGTGGAATACCACCATACATATTAGTTACTGGAAATCCTAATATAGAAATAGGGTCACAGTTGATAATAAACGGAGTTGAGTATGACATATACGTTATAGGTTATCAAAGTAATTATGTTGCTTTATCACAAATACTAAATATAACAATACCTAATGATTCACCATTGTCTTTTAGAACTTTTGATAAAGATAAAATACAAGGTGGTTGGGATATACATGATAGAGAATATGTTGTGTCAATGCAAAAAGCTGGAACTTCTACTTTTTCAAATGATGTTAATAATTACTATACTTTAGCGTTTGATGAAAATATATTAGGTTGGCCAACTTTCTATACTTATAAACCTAATAATATATTTAGCTTAAAAAATACTTATTTTACTACTAATTCTTCTGAAATATATGAGCATTATTTTAATGGTGCTTCTAACAACAGAAATGTTTATTATGGAGCTGCGCCTGCTGCTTCGTCTATAACTTTTGTTTTTAATCCACAAGTAGGTGTTAATAAAAACTTTTTAACTATAGGTTATGAAGGTAGTAACGGTTGGGAAGCTCAAAGTTTTATATCAGACGAACAAGGCAAACAATTAGTTAATGACAATTACATAAATCCATCAGCTAGCATATCAGAATATGTAAATTATACAGATAATAGTGTAATTATAAATAGTTACTACGAAGGTGCTTATGATAACTTTGGAAATGAGTTTCCAAACGCTTTAACTCCGCCAATACAAAGAGCTGGATTTACTTTAAAAGAAGGCAAGTATGTGTCTAATATTAGAAACAATAGTATAGCAAGAGTTGGTGAGGTTTCTTATGGTAGCTCAATATCTGGTATAAAAGGATATTTTGCGACGGTTACTTTAAAAACAGATGATACAACTGACATAGGTGGATCTAAACAAATATTTGCAGCATCGACTAATATAAATATATCATCACAATAAAATTAAATGGAATTAAACATTAGAAAGTTAAAAAAAGATGATTTAACTTTTATAAAGAAATGGTGGGAAGCTTGGCCTGAATGGGTGTCTCCTGCTGATGATTTTCTACCTGAAACTGGGGTGGTTGTTGAAAATAACAACAAACCTGTAGCAGCTGGATTTATATATTTAACAAATGCTAAAGTAGCTTTACTTGAGTGGATAATATCAGATCCAGAATATAGAGAAAATAATAGAAAACAAGCTTTAGAATTATTAATTACTGGAGCAGAAGAAATTATAAAAGATCTTGGTTACAAGTATTCTTTTAGTATATGTAGACATAAAGGTCTAATGGAAACACATAAAAAATTAGGATGGCATATAGATAAAAAACCATCACACGAATTAGTTAAAATTTTAAATTAATAATATGGCAGTAGCAACAGCATTAGTAGTAGGCACGGTAATAGCCGCAGGTGTAAGCACCGGTGTGGCTATAGATGCTAATAATAAAGAGAAAAAAGCTAAAGATGAACAGAAAATACTTAAAGACTCTATAGCAGATCAAGAAAAAGCTTTACAAAAAATAGGT